CGGCAAGAGCGCCATCAGATGAAATCAAGGCGATTCCAGCAGTCTGGAACCACCCATAGTAATTGGCGGTAAATGCAATAGGAGTAACCCCAGAAATGATATAATCTACCGTTGCATCCGATGCACCGCCAAGAGCGCCTCGCAGGTTATACCACAGCCCGCCGACAATTGCAATGTCAGACGCAGTAGTCAAGGTGACCTTGATTGGATCAAACAACTCAATGTCTACTTTACCACTGGTCGTTGCACCTGTTGCACTATTGCTCTTGATGCGATACTGGATTCCTTCACCAATACCGTCACCGCCGTCATTAGCAATCTGCAAAAGTGCGCCGGCATACTGATTCGCGGTCTTACCTGAAAGAGTAACCTGGAGCTTTGAAGAACCCGCAGAAGGCGAGTAATCGCCAGAAGCAGCGATTACGATATTATCGTTTTCAATCAAAGAAGTGGCCGAAATATCCTGAGAAACCAATTCTGCGGCGTTGATGGCAGCAGCCGTATATCCATAACGGAATACGCGACCATCTGCAAAGTCCAGTCTCTCACCAATAGCAAACTTGGCAGTCGAGGACTCTGCATAAATACCCTGGCCAGCCTTGCTGCCAGTTCCGTCACCACCAACACGATTGGTGATGAAGTTGTGATTCAAATAACTCATCATACATCCTTTCCCCTATGGGCAGGGTGAGAACCCCCATTGGCTTGGGGGCAAGGGTTTATGCCAGGTCGTACAAGACGCCCTGACGACGACGATTATTGGTGACCAACTGGCCACCAAATACCACGAACGCAGCACGGGCAAGCTGGTTGCTCGGACGCTGGAACGGGGTCTTCGAGAAGTTGCGGCCAGCCTGCACCTTCAACTTCAGATACTTGGTGTTGAGGAAATACATACTGTCAGTAACACAATCCCGATCAGGAATCAGCGGTGCGCCACGGAACGTAACATCACCAGTGACACCAAGATCTGCCTTCCCCGCGCCAGTAAAGCGGGTGTGGCCCGTGCCTTCAAACACGGCCTCGTAGTTCCCATAATGAGTATGCGAAGCAACGAGAAGAGTGGGTTTGTCATTACCCTCAGAAACCGCATTCCACATCTGGCCCATGGCCAGAATGCCGGTATACTGATCACCGATCTTGGTCAGGAAATTGGTATACGTGGCCAGCATTTCACCAGTACCAGCAGTGAAATCGCCGCGCTTGTTGTCCCACCACGTATTGGAGGTCTGCGAAATACCACCCAGCGTTGTGCCGGACGACTCTGCACAAATGTCCTGCAGGCCGATCATCGACTTACCAGACTGGGCACCGTGGATCGAAGCATTGATCGTATCAAACGACTTGGTCATGGCCTGCTTGGCCTTGGCCGTAATCAGTTTGACCGATCCAGACTTACGGGACTCGTCGTCTTCAGTGTCAGAAATGACCACTGGGACGGCGTTGTAGCGGAACTGATAGAACGCGGCCGTGATGCCGTCGTTCGCGTTGGTGGACAATACGTCGTAACCGTCGAACCACTCGGACGATCCAAGACCGTACATCAGATCTTCCTGGATCTCCTTACCACCGGTTTCAACTTCCATGACACCGGAACGCTTGAGACGATCTGTCGTCGGATAACTGTCGGAGATGTTATCCGTCAACCGCTTCCGATGCGACCGCATCGTCAACGTCCAAGCCGCGTCCCAGGTTTCACTACTGGTTGCAGCAGCCATGATTGGTACCCCTGTCTATTGTACGGGAGCTATCGCTCCCCTTGTTGGCATTTAGGCGCTACGCCTTCAAACCAAGAGCTGCCAGTTTTTGAGCGAGCGCGGCTTCAGATAGTGCGCCCGAATCAGAGTCAGCAGCAACAGACGGGATAGAGGAAGTCTTAGTAGCAGCAGTTCGACGGACATTACCTTCCGTGGTCCGCAGTGATGCGGACTTCTGGCCGGAAATTCCCGTCAACAGTTCATAGGCTTCGGTCACAGTATAGTTCTTTTGCGTGGCAGGATTCGTTACCGGTGTCAGCGCGTTAATCTGCGGCTGATACTGATCGATATCGGGATACTGCTCGCGTGCCGCAGTTGCCTCGGAGTTACGACTGTTGGTCGCCTGGCCGACAATATGCACAGCGAGTTGGCGAACGGCGTTCGTCAACTGCTCTACCTGCTGTCCCTGGGTGGTCAACGTCTGGCCCACATCCGCTCGGACGACCTCACGCATAATGTCGAGGGCGCCCTGTTCTTCAGGGGCCAACCGGGCACGAACGGCGGCAAAGGGATCGGCCTCGGCATCGCCGTTGACCGCGCCCCCACGCGCACCTTGCTGCTGTTCCAACGCCTGTAAACGATTTTGCTGGCTAAGAGACGCCACATCCCGTGTAAGTTGCGCCGCAGCCTGGGTCTTCTGCGTATGATCTGCCAGAAGACGACGGGCCATGGGCCGCATCTGTTCGGGTAAGGACTCTACTTCCTCCGGGGTCGAAGGGGTTCGTAGGGCATCCTTGGTTGCGTCCGTTGCGGGGGCTCTTGCTTCGGGAGAGGAATCCGATTCCTCGATCGGGTCGATGGAGGGTGCTTCGATATCGCCTTCAAGGTCAGCGCCTAAATCGATCACGCCATCGTCGATCGTGGACTCAGTGGCTCCTTCTTCTTCAGTAGAATCCGTTTGGACGACTTCGGTCATTATAGTCTTTCTATTGGCCGGAAATCGGGTCACCGACCCAATTTCCATGCGGTTTGGAACGAGGCCCAGGGTCTGAAACCTGATAGTTCCTGGAACCCTTGGTCGTATCCGAGCTTTCCTGTACGTCAAACTCTCGCATCAGGCGTTGCTTGTGCCCGTAGCTTTCGACCACGCACCCCAGTCCCGGCTCGAACTTGCCATACATACTGGAGTGCGTTGGGTGGATGAAGTTACGTCGGGTGCCCGCAATCATCCTCTCAGACTCTTCCCCACAGGAACTGCACAGCCGCGTGGGGGTAACATCGTCCCTTGATGAGAAGTAAACATCAACATCCGTGAATTCGCAACTGGAACACTGATAATCCTCCAATCGCGGGTGTGATCCGCCTCTGATAGTTGTTTTATAGGCCACGTCAGATTCCTTTGGTTATCCTGGACAACAATTTCAGGCTGACATCCTTCTGATGGTCACATCTGTAGTCCACATTCACCATCACCTCGTAGCCCATATCGATAATCCTGTTGCAGAAATTGAAGTCCTCTCCCTGGTGTGTCTTTTCAAACCACGAAGTCGACGAGACGGCCTCGAGGATCTCTCTGTCGAGGATCATACAGCCGGTGCCACAGGCGTCGACGGGAAAGACCTTCTCTTTCGGCCACTTCCTTTGTGTTCTGGGGACAAACTCCCCGCCTGGCTTCTTGTGCCAGGTGTCCCACATCAGTCCCATAGAGGTCAGATGCTGATAGATGCCGTTGGCGCAATGGTGCTCTGCTGCGGTCTGCAGCAAGTCCAGGTTTCTTGGCGGTACGGTATCTGAATCCAGCATCCACAGGTGGGTGCAGTCGCTTTCGAGAAACTGTCGACATATCTCGTTCCGATTCTCCACCACGCCCCAACAGGAGCAGTGGATGTCAATATCTGCATCCGGCATGGCTCTGGCGGCCCATACCAGCCAGCGGGTCATCTCCCGATCAACCCCATGGGCGGTCGGGATTCTCAGGAATATCTTCAAATATCTATCCGATATCCGATCAATTCTGATTCCTGTCAATCACTGCACCGGGCTGAGAGATCTCCTGGGCGGCACTGCGTACGGCACCAGTGATCTTGCCAACCTGGTTCTGCACTTCGGCCACGGCACCGCCACCGCCACTGCGGTTGCTGCCTCTAAGGCCATTTATCTGGCCGGTCTGTGCGGCGGCGCCACCACCGGCCATCTGCTCATGGGCCTGCTGATGCTCTTGCATGTGCTGTTGTAGTATCTGCAACAGTTGTTGGGCGATCATCGGGTTCTGTTGCTGCAGTTGCTGGAACCTGGGGTCTTCCGGCAGCTTCTTATGCACTTCAGCATGGGCAATATGGTTCTCATTCGGCACCACCTTCACCTGCTGCCCGCCCATGATCAACTGGTTCTCGTACTGGGCTGCACGGATGGCATCGATCTTGGCGGCGTCCCCGATGAACTTGCTCATATTGGGTACGCGGAAGGTCTTCAGCACATGTCGTAGGACCTCGTTCTTCGGCACCTGCGGGAACTGTATGAGCCAACTGGCCAGGCCGAGGGCATCTTCCTTCTCGATCTCCTCGAACATCGGCTTCATGGAGGCCGCTTCCACCGATACCTGGAAGCGGGAGGCCATCATATCACCCTGAACGGCCTCGAATATCGGATCGTTCTCGTTTTCGGCGACATTGACGAGGAAATTCTGCGGTGTGTAGCGTACATCGGAGATAATACGAGCGAAGTTGTATGATAGCTCCTTGAAAACGTCAGCCACCTTGCCTTGCATCCAGTCTCGGTTCAACTGGCCGAAGGAAGCCTCCAGGGCCGCTTGGGTAGCCGTGCGCCGAGGTCCGCCGCCAGTGGTCAGGGACGAGACGTTGAGAATCTGCTCCTGATAGGAGCGATAATCGGACTCAAGGCCGAGTTGGTCGGCCGGCGGGGTGGACTGCGGCATCTCCTGGAACGAGTTGTTGACATCGTCGACCCAGATGATGTGACCATCCTGGGCTTTGTCGATGTCTTCACCGACGTCTGGGTTATTGGCCTGCTCGCCTTTGCGACCGAGGATGGTCCGCGAGTTACGCTTGACGCCGTCATGTCGACGGGTGACGGATTCAACGATTCCGGCCTGGGTGTCTTCGGCATAGGCCATCATCGGCAGGCCGTAGAACTCTTCTGGGGTGGAATCAAAGGACAGGGTGGTGAATGGGGTGCCATTCATCACCAGGAAGCCGCCCCTGGGCGTGAAATCCTCGGTAGCCTTCATTTCGCCGGTGAGAGGGTCCGGTTCGAGGCGAGTTTCCCCGGCCAGAAACGGATGGTCGATCTCGTCAACCGGTTCGTCAACGCCGTTGGCGAACAACATCTGCTTCTTATGTACACGGTCGTGTACCTGTCGAAGGATGACGTATTCACCGATGACGCCCAGATCCTGCATGGCCTTGGCCTCAACATCCTCGTCCTCTTCGCCCTCTTCCCAGTCGGCCAGCATCAGATGCTCTGAATCTTCCTCGGTAACCGGCTTGATCTTGTTCTTGTGCTGAATTCGCTTGTCGGCCATGACGAATTCCATCGGAACTTTCATCTTCTCGTACGCGTAGCGCATATAACCGGGCATATGATTGGGCGTAATCAGATCCGGGTAGAAATTGAACGGCGATACGCGCATAACGGCAACCATACCGTTTTGCATGGTGTCGTTAGCGACATACGGCGGCAGCAGGTCTTCGTCCTCGGGCGGGTTGACGACAGTTTTGCCGATACCGCGGTAGGCGAACAGGGCGTCGAACACCATCTGCTGTACATGAGCCTTGACATCGCCCAATTCAAAGGCGCTGTTGATCACGCGCTGCATGATATCGGCTTGGAAGGCTTTGGTGGGATTATCGACGCGGAAGAAGATATGGGGGTTCTGGAAGACGATGCTGGCGATGATTTGTCGGGTCAGCGGGTAGAATTGGGAGATTTTCTTGATCTTATCGGGGTCAAGATTGGTGATATCACCGAATTGCAGCCGAAACTGCCGATGTAGCCGGCGCCAGAGCCGATGTTTCGACTCCATAGCCTTTTCGGTATGGATAAAGGTCTTTTTCCAGAAATCTATCTTCTGTTCAGAGTTCATGCGTAGCGCCTTTTTTTCTTCACAGGGACCTTACCGAGAACATTGTTTCCCACGAATGGATTCGCATTAGCACTGGGCTGTCCTCTGGAGGGTTGGTACAGGTGCATTACAGCATATCGCAACTCATCAGCAGCATGGTCCTCGGCTTTGGTGTCGAGGTCCTCTGGATTGGTCTTGGAGCGCGGCAAACTGGGCATTGTCCGTTCCATATTGTCGTTCCACCCTGAAAAACAATGCAACTTACGCTGAGATAGCAAGTCATTGATAACCCGCCAGCCGGTAATACGGTCATTATTGGCTTTGGTCAAATTCAATCCTTGCTCGCGGAAGACGTCGGCTGGAGAGACGTTAGCGGTGGCTTCGTGCAGCTGTCTTTTGACCCACATTGACGGGTCGGAGAAGATTTGCGAGGGCTTGCGGCCGTTGGTGAACGGGCAGCCGGTGACGATCTTGTCGATCTCATAGGCATGAGAGGTTGCGGTGGCGCCGCCCAGGTAGTATTCGCACAGGCGATATATATGACCATCGAAGTCTACTGTATATAGGCCGAACGAGGTTGGCGAGGTTTCGCCATAATCGAGGCCACCGAACAGGGGCCAGTGTTCGGGGATCTCAAATGACGGGATGGAGACGTATTTCGTGTCCCAGTTGGTAAAATATGCGCCCAGGGAGACGTTCCAGTCACCATCGAGCCAGGCACGGACCAATTCCGGGTCCCCCACGGAGCGCAGGCGATCGATATAGCCTGGATCGTTATCCAGCAGGATCTTGTTGTCGGTGACCAGGCTCTTGATCCACATCCGCGGGATCTTCGACTGTTCGTCGTGGATAATGGTTTCCGGCGGGCCGGCATCGATGAAGTATTGTTTAACAGCCTGATGACCGATGCCACCCGGGTTTCCGGTGGCCCGTATACGCATGTGTTCGATACCGGCGGCAGAGCGCAGGCAGGCTTTGAGCTTATTGTAGCCGCCGAGGCTGGGCCAGTTGGGTAATTCATCGAAAGCTATCCAGGAATACGAATGGCCCTGGTAGTTATCGGCGTCGGCTTCCGACTCCATGTGCCGCAGGCGCAGGATGACATTGCCGGTGGCATGAGGGATACGGAACTCATGGACTCCGACTTTGTATTCAGTACCGGGGAAGGCCGGGTACAGGACCCGCTTGCCTTCTTCGATGACTTCGTCCAGTTCAGGGAAGGAGCGTCGTAGGACGATCCCTCTCCAGGCGCTGCCATACTTTTGCACATCAGATGCATAGTCGCCCATAAGGAAGGAGGTCTTACCTCCTCCACGGGCCCCGCCAAAGAACAATTCCGGGATAAATTGGGCTCGAATCGCCTTTTCCTGGGGACCGGGCTGTGGTTGCCAGATTGGCGGTGGGACAAAATTATCAACGGGCGACGCGGCCCGGGGGCTGAGAGTCAACCGGTGACAATCTCGCCCAGCAGGTCATTGACCCGATTATAGACCGCTTCAGGCACCCAGCGAATGGTCATGCCATTGGAGTCGACGGAGGGGGTGGCAGAGCCGAGTTGGTCGAGGCATTGCTGGGCCATGTCTTTCTTGCTGATTTTCTCAACCGGCGGCACCGGTTCTGTTTGATCCAGCACAACTCCAGCGGGCACACCGGTTTTCTTCTCGACGACGGCTTTCTTCTTTGCTTTGGCTTTAGCCAATAGGGACTTCCTTTCTGGTTAGATCCAGGGCTTCAATTTCGGCCGGGGATTGCAGGTTGGTATGCAGTCGTTTCTGCTCTTCTGCCTTGGAGCGATCGACCACCTCCTCAAAAACCTCTTCCGGGGCCTGTTCCAATTCTACATCCTCTTCAGGAGTGCCGATCTGGGCTGTGGTCAAGGCAGGTTGAGGCACGGGGGTATCTGGAATATTGTTCCTGTCCTCGCCCACCGCCTTGTACATAGACTCGTTCTGCTGAATCCATTCATCATAGGACTCCGCTCGAGGCGGTACAATCACACCGACGGCACCGGAGACATGATGTTCGACGACTTGCTTGTCATCGCCGACTTCCTGGCGGATGGCCATCAGCACTTTCAGCTTCATGGCTTTATCGCGGTCGACGAGGCCTTCGTAGATGGCTTGCAGGGCAAGGACCCGCTCTTTACGATCGGCCAGGGCGACGTCATCGAAATTGGCTCGATAGAGTCTGACCTGTCGATCGAACTCTTCTCTGAAATAGGGTAGTTTGCGCCAGCGCCGCACGGTGGTGGTCTGAACGCCGACCATCTGTGCAATCTTGGTGGAGATATCATTCTTGGCATGACGATCCAAGACCAGGTAATGGATCGCCTGCAACTGCTGGGGCGTAACGGCGCTTCGGGGCTTGTTACCAGGCATGGATCTCTCGGAAATTATATGTCGCAAGGTGTTCGTTCATGGTACCAGTCCGCGATCTTTTGCTGCATTCATCAGCCCCTCATACCCATACACATAACGCCCCTGATTTGTTGTGGGAGTCACATCCAAAATGTCGTCAGGAGAAATAGCGCCACGTAACATGGCATCTGAATCCGATAAGGCCAATCCGGGGGTTTTATTCAAAAATCCGGCTTCGGGAGATACAGCTACAGAACCTTTGGTGGTACGAAC